GAAAAGGTTGATGCTCTCGTTGAAGAGTCACGCTCACTCGATGCAAAGATTGAAAAGTTCAAGGCACAGGCAGATGCAGATGCAAAGGCATCTGAAGCCCGCGCAGCAGTAGCAAACATTGCTCAGCCAGCAGTTGGTGGAGCAAAGGTTGTTTCTGAGGCTCGCACATACGCACCTGAAGCACGCACTTCATTCGTTTCAGATGTTTACGCTGCTGAAGTTCGTGGTGACTATGCCGCTAAGGAGCGCCTACAGCGCCACACACGCGAAGAGTCAATCGAGCGCCGCGATGTTGATACATCAAACTTCACTGGCCTCGTAATTCCTCAGTACCTTGTAGACCTCGCTGCACCTTATGCACGCGCTGGCCGTCCAACTGCTGACTTCGCAACAAACAAGCACGTTCTTCCAGCAGACGGAATGACGCTGAATATAAGCCGAATGACCACTGGGACTTCAACAGCGGTACAGGTCACACAGAATGATGCAGTTTCAGAAACTGATTCTGACGATACATTGCTCACAATCAATGTGCGTACAATCGCAGGTCAGCAAGACCTCTCACGCCAGGCAATTGAGCGTGGAACAGGTGTTGATCAGTTCGTTATCGGTGACTTGATTCGCTCTTGGCACACAACACTGAACTCACAAATCCTCAACGGTGCAGGTACTTCAGGCACAATCAAGGGACTTCGTGCTTCAGGCGGAAACGCAATCACATTCACTGCAACAACACCAACAGTTGCACTTCTCTATCCAAAGCTCGCTGATGCAGTTCAGCAAATCCAGTCAAACGCTTTCATTAGCCCAACTCACTGGATTATGCACCCACGCCGTCTCGCATTCTTGCTCGCAGCAGTTGATACTGCTGGCCGTCCAGTAGTTGTTCCAACTGCTAACGGACCACAGAATGCATCTGGCGTTGGCGCAGGCGTAGCACAGTACGCAAACAGCGGATACCAACTACTTGGTCTCCCAATTATCACTGACGCCAATGTCGGTACAACCTACGGTGCAGCGACAAACCAAGATGAAATCTATCTTGTTGATGCTCGCGAGATGCACCTATGGGAGCAACCAGGCGCTCCATTCTCACTCCGCTTTGATGCAACTGCCCCAGGCAACTTGACCATCAAGACGGTTGTTTATGGATTCTCTGCATTCACCGCAGAGCGCTATCCAAAGGCCGCTTCAATCATCAGCGGTACCGGACTCGTTGCACCATCGTTCTAAGTTAGAACGGACAACTAAATAGTTGTGCAAGAGCAAGTGGGAATCCCCCGACTCACTTGCTCTTGCACTTCCTAACGATTCGGGGGAATCAATGAAATCAGGACATAAAGTTTCAATCGGTGCGTGTGACCCAGGCACCGTCAATGCGGCGTGGGCATATCGAATGTTTCAACTATGCCAAAACCGCGCCGACAGACTGGGGCCATTTGTCAGAATCAAAGGCTCTGGATTACTTTCCAAAATGCGCAACAGAGTTGTGAAGGCGTTCTTAGAGAACACTGACTCTGATTGGCTTTTGATGATTGATGTTGATGAACAACTCACAACAGAAGCATTTGATTTACTTGTGCAGACTGCACACGATAAAGAGCGGCCAGTTGTTTCAGGTTTAGTGTTTGCCGCCTTTGATGCACACAAACATCCCTATCCAAAGCCTGTGCCAGCAATCTTTCAAGATAGGCCAGAAGGTTTTTTGCCACTGTTCAAATATGACCGCAACTCTGTATTTCAGATTGATGCGTGTGGCACTGGATGCGTACTAATTCACCGCAGTGTGCTTGAAGCAATGCGAGATAATGCAGACCCAAACCAAGGCAAAGATTGGTGTTGGTTCTGGGATGGTCCGATTGATGGCAATTGGATTAGCGAGGATTTGTTGTTTTCACGCCGTATAAGACAATTGGGTTATCCAATACACGTCAACACAGGCGCAGTTTTACCACATCAAAAATCATATTGGTTATCAGAAGAGCATCATCTATCGTGGAAAGAATAAAGTTTTGGCGGAAACAAACCGCAACCGCAACACCTGATTTAGAACGGGCAGTTGCACCAAAGGCAGAGAAGAGGAAACCGCGTGGCACTAACAAACGCCTACTGCACATTGTCAGACCTGAAAACATCTCTGGGGATTGATGACATTCAGGATGACACTTCACTTGAAGCCGCAATTATGGCCGCAAGTAGAATGGTCGATGACTACACAGGCAGATTCTTTTACAAAGATGGCACAACCGGCGCACCAGTAACACGCTATTACACTGCGCAGGATTGGTGGACAACCAACGTTGATGACATTATCCACATCAGCGAGATTGCCACAGATGATAACTTTGACCAGTTATACACAACCGTGTGGGCAACTTCTGATTACATGGTGGAGCCTGTGAATAACCCTCGCCGTGGTTGGCCTTGGACAAGATTGTTGGCAATCGGTGCCTACATCTTCCCATTCAATCTGCCACAATCGGTAAGAGTTAAAGGCGTCTGGGGTTGGTCTGCAGTACCTAATGAAGTTCAAATGGCAACCAAGATTCAGGCCGCACGTTTGTTTGTACGCCGTCAATCACCATTTGGCATTGCCGGTAGCCCTGACATTGGAACTGTTCGCCTTGGCTCAAGATTAGACCCAGATGTTGAAGTTCTATTGCGTCCATTCCGTAAAGTTTCCTGGATGGCCAAATGAAACCCAGTTCCGTTCGTGATGGCATCAAGAAGAACCTTTCAACAATCAAAGGTTTGCGTTGCTATGACATCATTCCAGACTTACCACAACCGCCAGCAGCAGTTGTTGGCCAATTAGATTTCACATTTGACTTAAACAACTCACGTGGCTTAGACCAAGCAAACTTGGATGTTTATGTCATTGTTCAACGCCATTCAGAGCGTACAGCGCAGGATAACCTAGACAAATACCTGCAAGGCTCTGGTGATTATTCCATCAAGGCTGCCATTGAGTCAGATTTGACTCTTGGTGGTGCCTGCAACACCTTGCGTGTTACTTCTGCCGAATCTGGAACATATATGGCAGGAGATGTGGAATTTATATCTTATCGTTACCGACTCACCGTCTGGGGCCAAGGAGAATAAATGAGTTACATTGTTAATTCTGACCGCTTTGTCTTGAAGAAAAAAGGCGAAGCAATCACAGAAAAAGAACTGCTTGAAGCAGGATGCAATATTGATGCGCTAGTCGCAGGCAATCATCTTGTGTCAGCAAAAACCGCAGCAGCAGTACCGACACAAGAAGGAGAAACTAAATAATGGCACGCATTGTTCTGACAGATGTATCTGTTGTCATTGGTGGAGTAAATCTATCTGACCACATCGCCAGCGTGACAATCTCTACATCTGAAGATGTTATTGATACCAGCGCATTCAGTTCAACAATCGCAGCAGGCCGCACACGTGTTGCAGGTCTTGCTGACAACTCAGTCACCTTAGAGTTCCACCAGGATTTTGCAACATCCTCGGTTGAGCAAACAATTTATCCGTTGATTGGAACACTAACCACAGTGGTTGTGAAACCAACAAGCGGCGCAATATCTGCAAGCAATCCTTCCTTTACATTTTCTGCTCTTGTCTCAGAATGGCAAGAGTTATCAGGCAGTGTGGGAGACTTGGCCACGGCAAGTGTGTCCTGGCCAATTTCAGGCGCTATCACAAAAGGAGTTTAACTAAATGGCCCGCCTAGTTCTAACAGATGCCTATGTCGTGCTTGCAAGCACTGACATTTCGCAATATGTCACATCAGTAACACTCTCCTCAACACTAGATGTTGTTGAGACAACCGGTATGTCAAATACCAGCCGCACTCGCGATGCTGGTCTGCGTGATAATCAATTGACGCTTGAGTTCAACCAGGACTTTGCTTCTGGTGCTCTTGAAGCATTGATTTATCCAAGCGATGCGGCAACAAAGATTGGTACAGCAGTTGCGATGGAAATTCGTCCAACAAGCGCTACTGTCGGTCCAAACAATCCAAAATATACATTCAGCGCTCTCATAACAGAGTGGCAGTCAGTATCAGGTTCTGTCGGCGAACTCGCCACCGTATCTGTCACCTGGCCTATCTCTGGAGCAATCACAAAAGCCACATCCTGATAACCTAAAGGGGGAAAACAAATGGATGGATTAGCAATCAAAGTAAAGACCGCAGATGGCAATGAGTCAGTCTATAAACTGACACCAAGAATCATCGTGGCCTTTGAACAACATTTCGGCAAGGGTCTGCCCAAACTAATCGGTGAAGAGCAAAAGATTGAGCATATTTACTGGTTAGCTTGGAAGGCTCAACAGGTCAATGGCGTAGTTGTTAAGCCATTTGGCCCTGATTACTTAGACACAATTCTCAGCGCAGAGTTGGATGCAGACCCAAATTCCGAATCCACCGCGACAGCTTAACCTATACGGTTGCAGCGATTGCGGTGGAGACTGGCATTTCACCGATTGATTTGCTTGATGCGCCTGAAGGCATAATCGAAGCAATCGGAATTTATTTGAAAGAACGGGCAAAGAAAAATGGCGGATGAAGTCATTGTTTTAACTGGCATCAAAGAGACAGTTGATGCATTGAAACAATTTGATAAATCCGCCGTTCGCCGTTTTAACAAGGTCATCAATACAGAACTTGCTAACGCAGAACGTGATGCTCACAGTATTGCACGTGGCATTACTAATGGCAGAACAGATACACCAATGAGCGGATGGCGGCCATATGATGCTGCTAAACCTCGCCGGTCAACACGTGGTGGTGCCGGATGGCCTGCTTGGAGTACGCAAGAAGTTGTTGCTGGTATTCGTAAAACAAAAGCGCAAGGCAAGGTGCGGGCAGATTACACCACCAGTGCTGGTGCATTGATTAACAAATCAGCTGCCGGTGCAATCTTTGAAATTGCAGGTCGCATAACAAAACCATCTGCTGCAAGAACTCAGAGCGCACAATTCTTGCGCACACTTTCAAACAGATTCAAACCTGCTTCACGTTTGGTTTGGCGTGTTGTTGATAAAGACCGCGCTAAGATTGAAGCCAACGTGAGCAGAGCATTAGAAGAAGCAAAAGCAGAATTGCAAAGACATATGAACAGAGAGCGGGTATAAAGTGGCAATTGGTGCAGTAGTAGCGCGAATCATCACCCAATACTCGGACAAAGGTTCCAAGGCTGCTAAAAAAGACATTGCCAATCTTGGCAAAAGTTTTGACCAATTCAGCAAAAATGCAGTTAGAGCATTTGGATTAGCTACCGCAGCAGTTGGCGCATTTGCCGTTAAGGTTGGCAAAGATGCAGTCAATGCTGCTATTGCAGACCAAAAGAGCCAAGCATTACTTGCTAACAGTTTGCGCAACACAGTTGGTGCTACCAATGAAGCAATTGCCAGTGTTGAAGGCTATATTTCAAAATTACAATTACAGGTTGGCGTTGCCGATGACGAATTGCGGCCCGCGCTATCGCGTTTGGCAGCAGTCACCGGCGATGTCAGTGTTGCCCAGAAGTTACTTGGCACCGCGCTTGATGTTTCAGCATTTGCAACAGTTGATTTAGCCACTGCCACAAAATCAATCACTAAGGGATTGCAAGGCAATTTCAAAAGTTTGCAAAATCTTGTGCCTGGTCTTGATGCGGCTGCCGTTAAAGGTAAGAAGTTTGCACAAGTATTGGCAGAAGTTGAAAAAATAACTGCCGGTTCTGCAGCAACACGTGCAGACACACTTGAATACAGACTTGCAATCCTGCGTATTCGTTACAGTGAGATTCTTGAAACTCTTGGTTACCAACTAATTCCAGTTGTCGAAAAATTTGCCAAGGTAATTGAAACAAAGATTCTGCCACAGATTGAAGCCTGGATTGCTGCCAATGGAACTAAATTGGTTGCAGCATTCCAAGCCGCTAGCAATGCCGCAGTTACTTTGATAGGTGCTGCGATTGCATTCTCTGATTGGATTACAAACAACATGGGCCTTGTTAAGACAATGGCCGGAATCATTGCCGGAATGTTTGTCGTTGGCAAGGTCGCTGCATTTGTTACCGCAATTCAAACATTAACTGGTGCTTTTGTTGCGCTTAGAACTGCAGCTGCAGGCGCTGCCATTGCAGCAGCATTTGCATCAGGCGGTGCAACAGTTGTGGCTGCCTCTGCTGCGCTGGTCGCAGTTGGCGGTGCCGCCGCTATTTACGCCGGACTAAAGAGCGAAGGAAATAAGGTCCGTGGCAGAAAAGCCAAACTTGAAGCTGGCCTTGGCGGTTACACAGGCTCACCAGGCGCCAGTGATATTGCCGGATTTACTTCAAGAAGCCTAACTCCAAAAACTCCAACTGTTGACAATACAATGAGCAGTTATTTAGATTTCTTGAAAAATCTTCAAAAAGAGCAGGATAAGTTAAACAAGAAAAAAGAAAAAGAACTTACTGTTGAGCAAAAAATTATTAATGCAATGCTCAAGAAGTATGGTTTAACTTTAATGACTTCAAAGATTGAAGCACAGGCAACTGCCGCTTCAATTGCCGAAAACCTAAACCGTCAGGCAGCTAACGCAAAGAGCGCACCAACAGTTTCATTGGCAGCACAAGGTGATGGTTCTTCAGCTGGTGGTTCAATTATGAACTCAGGCACACCACAATTCACAGTCAATATCACAACGCCTTATGGTACAAAGGATGACTTCTTTGTTGATATTGATGCAAACCTAAAGACTCTACGCCGTAGAGCTGGAAGAACACCAAGCGGATTTACAACGGGGATTGGTATTGAATAATGGCCAACTATAATGGGGTTGATGCACCGTCAATTGCGGTGCAGTTTTATATTGGCACAACTTGGACATCAGTTACTGCAACAGATGTTTTGGAAACAAATATCCGCCGTGGTCTGAAGCAATATGATGTTTTGAATCAAGCAGGCGTTGCCAGTATTGTGTTCAATAACTATTCAGGCAATTATGACCCAGACAATGCATCAAGCACCTGGTATCCAAACCTGAAGGCAGGTTTGTTGATGCGTATTCAGGCCACCTGGTCATCAACTGCCTGTACGCTTTATCAGGGCTATTTAGAATCAAGCGTTGTCAATCAAGGTCATTATCCAACAGTGACAATGACTTTTGTTGATGGCCTTGGGTATATCGCCGATGCGCAGGCCCCTGTCCTTGCTGCTTTAGATTTCCAAGAGACAGCGGCAACCCGCGTTGGCAGAATGCTTGATTACGCAGGTTGGTCTGCTTCTGCACGCTCACTCAGTGGCTCTGTAACCCTTCAAAAGACTATTCAAGGCAAATCCTGCCTGCAGATGATTAACCAGGCCGTGAACGCCATTGCGGGTCGTTTTTATATCTCTCGCAGCGGCGTTGCCACGCTGGTGCCACTAGCAGACAAATTCTCACGTCCAACTCAGTTGCTATTTAGCGACCAAGGTGATGCCTACTCTGTTGAGTATCAAGGCTTGGTTGTTGACCCTGGAACTTACTATGTTGTGAACCAGGCAATTGTTGACCGTGGCGCAGATGCACAAGTCACATCAACTTACAATCCATCAAAAACTTCTTATGGATTGGTTTCCAAGAGATTTGATGCGCCAATCTTGAGTGAAACCAGTGGCACAAATCTTGCTTTATATCAATCACGCCAACAGGCAACACCGGCAACCTATGCGAAACAGGTTGACTTCAGCGCACTAGACCTTGGCGTTTTGTATCCTGATTTTCTAGCCTGCGAAATTGGTGACCAGGTAAGTGTGAAGCGTAAAACTGTAGATAATCGCAGTTTGCAATATAACCTTGTGATTGAAGGAATGACCCACAAAATTACCAGTCAGGATTGGAAAGTGACGTTTCATACTTCACCAATCAATCCGTATTCGATAACAATCTAGGGGTAAGCAATGCCATTATGTCCACAGATTACGAACACGCCAATCACGGTTACACAGACCGCTGATTTCACTGTCACATCTGTTGTTCCGGCAGTTGCAGATACTGCCGATGGTTTAGCAGCCACCATTGACCAGATTGTTTTGAACTCTGGTGCAGTTGTTTATTATCAAAACGATGCACCAACAGACCCACCAAATTCACTAAAAGAAGGTGACATTTGGTTTGATACTAATGATGGCAACAAGCAGTATTACTACACTGGCAGCGCCTGGGTATCTGTCCAAGATACTGCGATTGCCGCGGCGCAGTCAGCTGCGACAGCAGCACAGACCACTGCCGATGGCAAAAACCGCATCTATCGCCAGACCACGCAACCGACAGGTGGTCCATTTGCTGAAGGTGACCTTTGGTTTGATACCGATGATGACAACCGGATTTATCGTTACACATCTGGTTCTTGGGGTGTAACAGTTCCACTTGGCAACAATGCTCTTGGCAACTTATCTGCAAACAAAATTACTTCAGGCACAATTGATGCTTCTGTAATTACAGTTTCAAATATAAATGCCGGAAACATTTCAACTGGCACATTGGCAGCAGACCGAATCGCTGCAGCATCAATTACTGGAAGCAAGATTGCCGCAGGCACCATCACTGCCAGCAATATTGCCAGCAACACCATCACCGCAACACAGATTGCGGCAGGCACAATTACTGCAACACAAATCAGTGCTTCTTATGTTTATGCAGGCACAATTGCTGCAAGTCAGATTACAGCTGGAACACTGACTGGTTTTACAGTGCAAACATCTAGTGGTTCCACCGCCGTAATTCTTAATGGCGCCAACAATGCTTTACAGTTCAGGGTATCTGGCAGTGTATTTGGCAACATCGTGCCACTAGGCACCGCAGGCATCATTATGCACTATGGTTCAAGCCCAGATGGTTCAGGTGCAAGTTATCCAAAAGCTCAAGTTACATCCAGCGCAGCAGTTCTTGCAGGCAGCACAAGTTATTCATTTTCATCAACATCAACTGGAAACAATGTTGTTGGAAATATTGATTTGTTAAGCACAATGACAGTTAGTGGTTCTGCAACATTTAATAGCACAATGTTTGCACCTAATCTCAGCACATCAACATCTGCCACAAATCTGCGCGTTGCTACTGGAACAATTGGTGAAATTCAGGAAACCAGCGCATCAAGTATCAGATTCAAAGAGAATATCGTTGACCTAAACACAGTCTTTGATATTGACCCAAAGAAGTTGCTTAATTTACCAGTGCGTGCCTTTACTTACAAAGAAGGCTATCTGTCAGCAAATGATGACCGTGTTAATTCAATGCTGCCTGGTTTTATTGCTGAAGAAGTTGATGCAATCTATCCAATTGCTGCAGATTATGGACAAGACGGGCCACACTCTTGGAATGAGCGTTTTATCATTCCTGGATTGCTAGCCTTGATTCAAGATTTATACAAAGAAGTTCAAACGCTCAAGGGGGAATAATGACAGAAGAACTTGATGTCAATGAAATATTGGCAGCAATGCGCAATCAAATCGGCGCGATGGCACAAGAAAATGCCATACTCGCCGCTCGAATCAAGAAATTAGAAAATGGACCTTGTACGGGAAATTGTTCCGATTCTAAGAACAATTGATGACCATATAGACCTGTTTGAAGCAACTCAGGTCTTGCTGAAAGGAAACACAAATCTGTGACCCCGATTGATATGGCAACCTTGGCGGTTGCGGTTAGCACACTGGTTGGCTCATTTGCCTATGGTGTAAAGTGGTTGGTGCAGCATTACTTGGCAGAACTAAAACCAAACTCTGGTTCTAGTATGCGCGACCAGGTGACACGCCTTGAAGAGCGGGTTGATGAGATTTATGCAATTTTGATTACCGGTAAGGCTCCAACAAAACGCAGGAAGAAGAAATGACGCAGCGCGATAGATTCATTCAGGTTGCCTGGCAAGA